TCATAACACGAGCTTCGTAATCTTCTTTTGTTACACATCTATTTTGTGTTGTAAAGAATGCTTTTGATTTTTCTCGTATTTCATCAACATCCTCTTGGTCTTTACCACCCCTAGCAGGAATATTATTTGTAACAGTTAATAGTTCTGCGTCTGTAGAGGAATTATCTGATAACGGTGTGGGTGATGTAAATGAAGTTAAATCGCCCGTAGAGGCATTAGAAGTTATACCACCACCTTTTCTATAAGTTACAGTTAAAGTTGTTTGAATTGGAGTTTCACCCAATGTTGAATATTCATCACCAAGTAACGGGTCTATCGCAGAAGCTAAATCAGAAGTCTGTCCTGGTATGATTATACCAGCTTGTTCTAAATCTAAAAATCCATCATCTATAGTTTGACCATTTTTTAATATACCATTACCAAATACTAATGATGTTGTGTTATCCTCGTTCGTTTCACGAATAAATCTTTTACTTGTTTTAATATATTGTAAAGAATATGGTACTGCTACATTTCTTCTTTCATCTGTTGTAGGCTCTCCATCATCATAACTATGATATGCATTAGTTCTAGTACTTGATTCTTGTGTATAGTGTGTTGGTATTGGAACTTGATCTTGTGCTAAGTAATCAACCTCATACCATGTATTTCCATTTGAATCTACACAGGAAATTATATCAATCACATTTGTATCTGATATTGTTAATTTTAAAAATTTTGATGGTGCACCCACTGAAAAGGTTTTTGTTGTTGTTGTAGCACTTACCGCTCTAACAGTTCTTGACAATGTATATGATGTAGCTAATCCAGCACCACTTAGTGTACTAACATTACTCGTATCATCGGAACCTGTTATAGTAAAATCAACTATATCTAATGTTTCAAATACCAAATCAGAATTAGCCAATGATGATACTTGAATACCAGTGTTCCACACCGCACCATCCGTATAATCAATTTTTGATGAGTCCGCAGCTGATGCGTTTACATCAGATGTAAAAGTTAAATCAACATACGCTGGAACAATAGGTTTTATTTTGTATCCTAACATCTCCGCTATATTAACAACATTTCTTCGTTCTTCCGCTAATGGTAACATCATCTCACGATATTGTTGGTCAATATAAAATGATAACGTGTCACCTACATAAGCACTCATTTCAATCAACATCATTCCAGGTGAAGTTTCATTAAAATCACGATATGTGTTTGGAAAATAAGATTTAGCGTAATTCACAAGTGAACCTTTTAAACTTGAAAAATCTTTATTCAAATAGTTCACATTTGATTCTTTAAATTCTTTTTTATTATATGAAGGCATTTACTCTATTCTCCTATTTCAATAGATACTGATTCTAATGTATTTGGGTCTTGTGTTATGTTGAATACAATGTTTAATCTTAATGTATTATCTTCCTGTTTTATTTTTACATCTCGTATTTCAACAAATGGTAACCACACTTTAAGCTTATCAAGTATTTTGTTCTGTATCGAATATATAGATTCTTCTGTCATTTGTTCAAACATGGACGCCCGTAGATTCATACCCAAGTTAGGTTGATACAATCTTTCACCCTCATGTGTTTGTAATAAATTTCTAATATTATTTTTTACAGCTTCAATCGTTGTTGATGTAGAAGCAAAATAACCTTCAACACCATTTGATTTTCTAAATGGTAAGTCTATTCCGATAAATATATTTTCATCATTATCTTCTATATATGGTTTTCTTGTTGTATCTTTTATTGCCATTATAATAAGTCCTCAATATCTTCTCTAAACAATTCTACAGATGTAAAAGTTCTAATACCATCTAAATCAGAAACATCGAACTCACCTTGTGAATCCGGATCTCCTCCTATATAAACATAACCAGTTGATTCTAAACCCCCCACATCTTTACCGACATCAATAGCTTTAGTTAAAACACCGTTTGTACCATTTGTAACATTGGTTGTTACGGGTCCTCCACCATTAGCGCCTAAAGCTTGAACACTCGGAAGAACATCACCTTGTTGTGGTGGTATATTAAAATCTTCCAATACAACTGGTGCAACTAATCCAGTAATTCTAAATTGACAACTTGTTAAAAAATTAACAATCGCCTCCGTCATCAAATTAGCTTCTACTTCTAAAGCAGAACCAACTGATGAATCTATTTCATCTTCGGATTTACCCATGATTTTAAAACATTCTACTTTCGCTTTTATTAAATCATCTTTTAAACCCATTATATTCCTTTTTTCTTATCCATAGCTTTCATCACAGCTCTATAATCTTTTTTTAGAAAATCAGCTGATGGGTCGTCTGGGTTCATTCCCATTTGTCTAGCTAAACTACCATCGGTGTTGGTTGAACTATTATTCATCATCTCACCATATTGTCCACCAACCAATTCATTCATCTTTGATGAATCAAATTTACCACCACCCATAGTTTTCCACCCACTGTCATCATTCGCTGTTTCATTCAGTACATCATTTAATACTGAATTAGATGAGTATTGTTTTTTCTCAACGATTTTCTTTTTTGGTGTAGTATTTTTTCTAATCTCACCAGTAGCTCCTGTCATTATTTGCGTTGGTTGTTTCAATTCAGAAATAACCTCCCCAATAGCTAATGCTACTTCTTCTCTTACCATCTGTCTAATTAATGTTTTTATGTTTGTTTTCTTCTTCATATGACCTCCTATTGTTTATCACCATTTGGTTCTATATAATGATATTGACTTAAAATCTTAGTTAATTTTTGTTCAATTGGTACTATCTTAGCCGCAAAAGAACCCGGTGCACCTGTTGAATCTGTCAAGGGTACTGGAATACCTTGAACTAATCCGTTGGCCTCTTTTAAGGCTGCTAATGTATCTTGTAATACCTCTAAAAGTTTGTCACCTAAAACCATTTTTTCCATCACCCTCGATGATTGATTCGGCGATGGATTCCCCAAATAAATATTACGAGCTTCAATTATTACATCCTCATTTGTTGAAATTGACAAACTTCTTCCACTTCCAATATGTATATCTTTGTTTGATGATAAATAAATATCATCTAATTTTGAATTTATAGTTATTCTATCTGAACTAAATAATATTTGATTTTTATCATATCCATAAAGTATTGGACTAATATCATCCAACCGATTTATTGAACTAATTAAATTACTCATCAGTCTTTTATTTTCTTCTACATTATCAGAAGCTAATATGAATCCTGGTATTTCTTTATCATTAACTACATCAGAATATCCACCAAAATGTTGTTGTAATGTTCCATTTGATGTTATACTTATTAAACTTCCATCTGATATACTTTCTGTATTATTACTGACATCTCGTTTATTAGAAATAAATACATAAGGATTATTACTTCTACTACCTATTCTTAAACTATTTCCATGGCGACCTTCAAAAATAGTATCACCTGTTGTTTCGTTAACAGCTGTTCCATAATCTAATTCTTCATTTCTAACTTTAACTAATCGTTTATATAAATTTTCCTTATTGAAATTTGGACTTTCACCTGTAATACCTCTTGGACTAATTTCACCTAATTGTTGATCTGAACCTCCATATATAAATAAATTTTCGGGTCTAAATGATGGATCATTATTCCAAGTAACTTCATTAGTATCAGTACTAATAGGTCCTAAATAATAATTTTTATTACCAATTGTACATAATAATACAGGGTCACCTTTTGATGGAATATCTGTCAGTGTTCTGAATAATGGATAATACCTATATTCTTCACCAGCTGAACCTCTACGCTTATAAAGTTTATCGGAGATATGTGGGATAGCTATAATAGAATTTATTGTGTTCTCTCCACCATATCTTAAACTCACTTTAGAATGAACAACTTCAATTACATATCCAGGAACGAATTGTAAATAGAATGGAACATCTTGTTCTTTCCCAAGAAATCCTCTAATACTATTACCAGGTATTGTTGCAAATATTGAACCCATTTAACTACCCATGAAATCTTTTTTAGTTTTTAATGTATCATCTTTAATCTTATTCAATCTATCACTTTCATTTTGTAAGTCTTGAACTGAATCTTGAAGTGTACTCATTAATTCTTCTTTCTCTGAATCTGATAATAACATACTCTCATCATCGATACCACTCGATGATTTGGATATAATTCTTTGTAATACACCAGCTAATTTAACAAGATGTTCATCGTTCTTAATTGAAACTTCCATATATTCTTTTATGATTGGGGCGATTATAACGACATCATCAATTGTTGTGATGAAGCCGTGTATCTCCGATATTAACAAATCAATCTGTAACTTCTTCTTGTTTGTATTCTCGTAGATATCTTTTGTTAAGTCTTGAAAGGTTTTACCTTCAAATATTTCATTACTGTCTGACATTATATGAACCTCTCCTAATTGGATATAATTATTCATATATAAATATCGGAATATCAAAAATTGATGTAAAATAAAAAAAACCCACTCATTAAAGTGGGCTTTAGTATTAGGATGATGTTTATTTGTAGTTTAGAAGAACTTAGACTTATCGTTACTGATTGTACCGGTTTGTTCAAACTCACTCAAAATTGTTTTGTATTTCTTTCTGAATACATTTACAACTTTTGTTATATGTGATGTATCTACATCGGTCATTTCTCTGATGAGTATATATAGAGATTTCTTATTGAAGTTTTCAATTTCATCTCTATGTTTAAACAATTCAATGATTGAGTACGCTACATCAATATCTTTTCGTTTCTTAAACAAAGTTGGAATGTTTGTTTCAAAATAAATAATCATTTCTTCTGTCAAATCTTCTAGGTAATGTTTCTTATTATCTGACGTTGGTCTATTATCAAGAACACTAATATCATCGTGTGATTTAACTTTCTTATAGTTGTTATTATTGTGGAGAATAAGATAGTTCTTTGCGACTACTGAGAAATAACTAAATGCCTTTGAACCTTTTGTATGGTCATACTTGTGTATGTTCATTACAAGAAAAGAAACAACTTCAGCCTTTGTATCAACAAATGGAGCGTCAAAATAACTGAACTTGAATGTGTTGATAATGTTTTCAGCTAGTTTATCAAACGCTTTGTGTATTTCTTGACCATAAATCTTATTCTTTGTAGATTTATTTTCAGCTTGATTATATCTTACGATGGCATCTTGTACTTCCATACCGAAATATACTTTTTTATTCTTCGCTGGTTTTCTTCCAGGTTTCTTTCTTGGAGTACCGTCTTTATTTAACTTCACATCTTTATCTTTTTCAATCGTCATCATTGTTTTCCTCACTTTCAAAAATATCATCTAATTGTAATTGTAATTGTTTTAATTCTTCAAAGAAGAAACCAGTTTCATCATCTGATTCATAATGACCAGTTGAATCTACCATTTTCATTCGTTCAGATGCATAACTAATTATCTGTTGAAATTGGACTATCAAATCTTCATATTGGGTTACTCGTCTTAAAGAGTAAAACAATAATGTAGATGTTACTACACTAATCAAAAAGAATAATATAAAAAATATCCACCACATACCTATCTCCTATACGAAAAGTTCATCGAACTTCGCTTTCATATTATCTACTGTTTCTTGTTCCTTCTTTGTCTTTGGAACTCTTGTATTAACTACAACTTGTTCTTCATCAGCGTGTAACCACTGTTCGTATTCAATACGAGTTGTAGTCATATCAGCTTGATGTAGAATATGAGCCATATTAGATTTTAATTTCTTTTCAGGAGCATACGATTTA